CAACCATTCACGCATTCTTTGTAAAAGTGTGTGCTGGTTCCTTAATTCGTTTGGAAGAGTCTGAACCTCGAGATGAGAATTCTCGAAAACAGAATCTATATTACGTCCCATTATTCTTGATAAAGGCACAAGGTGCCTACCAAGGTAACTGACGTAATCCAAACTCCTCTGTTCGAGGACGGTCTTCTCCAAGAAAGTGTAAGTTAATTCACTTTGATGGAGACGGGCCATTCTACTATAGATTCGAGACCTGAGAAGGTTTTGAATCTGAGTAGATGTATAGTCCGTTAAGAGCGGTCGGGGTTTCTTATCTCGGAAAGCTAATGTTAACCGTTTCTCAAGCGGTAAACCATTAGGGTTCCAGCCAAGACCACCGAGAAATTCAGGAAGAAGAGAAATCTTCTCCAAAACTTCACGTTGCTTTGGTTTAAAGATAGGAAGCGACTTAGGTCCGATTTGACGCGCGAGATCAATAAATGAATCATCAGAAATATTCCGATGCTTCATTTGAGTGATAACAGAATTTGGTGTGATTAACTTCCCACCAAATTCAGCAATCGAATCAGACTTAATGCTCTTCTCTGCAGATATCTTACAGCCTATGGATTCCATAAGCTCTTGATATCTGGAGGCAAGACCTAAATCAAGGATGACTACATCATCTCCAAGGATATAGAATTCGCCTGAGAAAGGCTTATTCAATAAACCTAAAAGAATGATGCCATGAGCTAAGGCAAAACTAGCAAACGATGGATACAACCCAAGGGGTTGTCCCACCGTCCAACTAATCCAGCCTCTTGTCGGATGAAGCCAAAGGCCACGAGAGATCTCCTGAAAGAGATCAATGTGAATTTGGTTCTGTTCGCCAAGTAAAAACTCAAGGATTGCGATTTGAATTGACAATGGAAACAAATCCGTTGCATTAGACAAATCGAAACAAGTCACAACTTGCTTCTTAGAGAGAGCGCGTTGAACGGGCTCCCAACCTAAGGATTGGTTGAAGGTACAATCCCATGGTAACCTGCGAAGGAGACCATAGAGATAGTTACCTAGAGGTTCCATGACACGTTGGAAAACACGTCCAGGATTGGCTACAGCACGAAGCTTGTAACCAGCCTCTTGAATCAAACCAATCTTACCTACCATTAATGCTTTAGGATCATATCTTCGAGAGAAGAATGAGCCAGACTCACCAATATAGGTGAAAGGCATTAATGATCCAATTACCGGACGGTACAATTTCTTGTACTTAAGGTAATGGTCCCTGGCCACATTACTGTGATCAAGGAAGTCAAGCGAATCTACAAGTCCATAATCTTCTGGAACAGAAGTCCCATCAGGTAATGGGGCTCTCTTATCAGGAGAACCTTGCATAAGTAGAATAGGCTTGGGTAAAGGGAGTTCACTCGTCAACACCCCAAGACCCGAATGTTTCATCCCATTTCTGAGAATTACACCAAGGTTTGGAACTGTTGAGAGATCAACAGGCTGAACGGTAACGGCATCTATAAACTTACTATCTTGACGCTCGGTAAGAGTGCCAGAATAGAAAAGAGAATAGATCTGGATCGCTTGGATACCCTTAGTGAATGAAGCAGTACTACGCCTCATCCATTTTTGGAGTATACCAAATGAGCCAGAGAAGTTTGATCCCTTACGGGTTATCCATTTAGAGACGGGTTCCATACCGGCTCTTTCACGGATAATATCGTTTTTAAACGATTTCAAACGACTGACGCACCATTCTTCTCCAGATAACCTCACCCACTTTTCAACATCGTTGAGAAGAGGAATGAGTACATCATGGGGAATTCCAACAGCTCTTAGACGACTGTAGATGCTACCAGGTTGTCGCGCTGTAATCAACAGCATTCACTTACTCTCCTTTCAGGAGATGGTGAGACACCTGTTAACCGAACAGGTCTAACAGTAGGTATAGCCGATTCCCGCTAGCTTAGTAAGTAGTGGTGTTTAACGTCAGTTAAATGCTTGCTCCCATACGGGCTACCGCGCAGAGGCTGTTCTTGACGGATGAAACTACTTAGTCCGCT